GAGGGAAACTCACAAGAGTATTTTTTCAGCCGTACAAACCCATTGGCTAACGCCGGTAATGTTGAAATTCTTAGAATTAAAGATTGTTGCTGCTCAGGTGTAACAATTGAATTAGTCGCAGAGGGTACTGTCGGCGGCGGTGGTGCTTTGACTGTTACTTTTGACAGCCCTACAGATGCTATCGATTCACGTTATATCAAGGTTGTTGTAACAGACGGACAGGGCAATTTTGCAACCTCAGTCGGAACAGGAACTGTTTCTTCTTTGGTGGTTGATACAACTACTTTAAATCAAAATCAACATTGGACAGTAAACATCGTTATCGAGGTTGTAGACAATCCAGGTATCGAATGCCCTTGCATGAAAGAGTATGATTTTACATTTGTCCCTTCAGTTGGTTTTGACATTGACACTACTACATTAGGCGCACAGGCTTTAAGAATATTGGAATCTGACAACAGTACAGTAGTTGCTGATGGTGGTACTTATAATGTGGGTAATATTGTCGGTGGTACGACTGGAACGTTTACAGTATATATCAGAAACGTAGGAAGTCAAGTTTTGACGGTTTCTTCTGTTTCATTTACCGCAGATGTTACCGCGTTTACTTTAGCACCTTTTGCAAATATTGTTTACCCTAATCAATCAATTGCTTATAGTGGTACGGTTGACACTTCAGGCGCGGCAGGCCCTTATAGTGGAACTATTACAGTAAATAGTAATGATCCGTTAAATGCGGCCTACACTATTGATGTTGATTACACTTTAATTTAATTCATTCATATAAAAATAAAAAATAATTATAATGGCTACATACGAAAACGGTCAATTTAATATAAATTTGATTGGCGAACAGGCTCAGGAACTGTTACTTAAACCGATATTTTTTGATGCTGAAGTGTCTGATATTTTCGACACTATGGTAACAATTAACAAAAAGCAAAATATCGGATATGTTGGTTTATTGGAAAATCCTTTGCAGTTGGGAGATGGCTGCGGTTGGACTCCAAAAGGTAATTTTAGCATTTTTGAAAGATGTATCGAAACTGAATTTGTAAAGGCAAACGTTGAACTTTGCTTTGATGAATTTAAAGATACAATCTATAAGCAGTTACTCAAAAAAGGAACTCAGATCGACAACCTTGAAGGTACAATCTTTATGGATTTGTTGATGTTAAGATTACAACAGTCAGTAAGAAAACAGGCTTTACTACTTGCATTTTTTGGCGACAAGGCGAGCGGTAACAACGATGTTAACATTGTGGATGGAATGTGGAGCGTTTACCTTCCTAACCTCGTTGCTCAAAACTTGGTTCCTTATATCAATTCCAATAGCGGTATTCCATTGGGTGCGGGCGATGGTATCGACTTATTAAACGCAGTTTGGGATAACGCTTCCAACGTTTTAACAGCGGTTCCTGAGGCTGACAAGGTAATGCTTGTTTCTGCTAACGTTTACAGACAATATTTGAAAGACTTACAAAATAATGGTATTTCTTCAAATATGCACCTTGAGTTATTGATGAACGGTCAGTCCAGATTGACTTACAACGGCATCGAGGTTAAGCCGATGTACGATTGGCAACAATACGCTTTAGATTATCAAGGAATCAATAATGCAAACTATGTACTTTACACTAAGCGCGACAACATGGTAATGGGTACTGACATTGCAAGTCCATTGAATCAAGTTTTCAGTTGGTACGATCTACACGATGAAAAATTGAAAGCAAAGTTAAAATTCTACTTAGGATTTAACTATAAGCATAACGAATTGATTACGGTTGCATACTAATTTAACCTATCTATTATGCCGGTGTCACAACCGGCTATTTTAAATAACAATAATAAAAAATAAAAATATGAGTTGCTTAAGCACAGGTTATTCTGTTGATTGTTCGCTCAGTTGCGCCGGCGGTTTATATCGTTTCTGGCTTGCAAGCGTTGGGGATATTGCATCTTTGACTTTTGTATCTGGCGAATTAACAGCCATTACAATGACAGGTATTACAAAATTTTATGAGATTATACCATTTCAAGAAACAGGCTCTTTTGTTGAAACAGGCGAGCGCGTAAACTGTAACACAGTAGTAACGCAGACCATCACAGGCGTTTTTCCTTGCCACAATCAAAGCGTTAAAGAATTGATTGATGAGTTGAAAAATTGTTGCTGCGGTTTTGTAGTTATTCACGAAGAAAACAACGGGTCGCGTTGGATTTGGGGCGCGCCTCAAAGTTTGACATCTGCAGCCGTTCAATTTCCTGCACAATTAACAGCGTTCGAAACTACAACAGGAACGGCTATCAATGACCAAAATCAGGCGACCGTTACATTAGTTTCACGTGGAACATCTTTGGCCTACCCGGTAGATCCTGCGGTTGTTATACCAGTATAAATTATGATTAAAAAAAGTGTTTTAAAGGGGGTTGTATTTAATTATGCAACCCTTTTTTTAAATAAATATAGATTATGTTTAAAATAAAAGAAAAATTCAAAGGTTGTTTTGTAAGTTGCAATAAATTTGCAGTCAAAATAGACGATGCTACTCAGGAACAGTTAGAACATTTGTTTCATTTAGGGCATTCAGGTGTTGAGGCTACAAAAAAAGTAAGTAACAAAAAAATAGACAATAAGAATGAGTCGCAGACAACCAATACAAAAGATTCAATCAACGAATAAACCCGAAAAGGTTAACGCGTGGACAGGTGTTCAATTAGGAATCACTCCTTTTTTGATTGATGACATTTTTAGGCAACCGACAAAGAGATGGTTAGACACAACAACCATTCAATATATACCATTTCAAACGTTCGACCTCTGGCAGTTAGATAGGATTCAGGCTATTACTACAAATAGTCCAACCACTTCGGCAATAATTCAGCAAAAAGTTAATTATTCTGTCGGAGATGGTTTTTTTGTCGTTCCGTCGGCCACTATGTCGATGTTAACATCATTAAGACAACAAAAGATTGACAAAAATTCAATTACTTTAGAACAGGAACAACAATTAAACGAATTTTTAACGGTTGTTAATGCGGAAGGCGAGAATATTGAAGAGTTTACAAGTAAGGTTATCAATGATTTTTGCAGTTTTGGTAATGCTTTTATCGAAATTAGCAAAATAAAAGTTGGTAAAACGTTAAAATACTATATGCGGTTGTTGCCGATTATGTGGTGTCGACCTAAAAAAGCGGCTGAAAATGAAATGTACCCAACGCACATCGGAATAAGCAGCGAATTTGAGCAGCACTATTGGACAACTCCGACTGCGCCTTATGAATTACCATTATATCCGCACTTTGAAAAGATTGACGGCGTAGAAAAAAGCGTCGTTCACCTTAAAAATTATGAGCCGACGCTAACTTATTGGGGCGTTCCGGATTGGATCAGCGCAAAAATCTGGGCTGAACTTGAATATAGAATTCCAAAATTTAATCAATCAAAATTTGAAAACGGTTTTACTCCTTCTGCAATTGTTAGTCTGTTTGGTTCGACAAATCAGGAGGAAGCGGAAACGTTAGTCAGGGCCATGAAGGATTGTTTCACAGGTACCGGAAATAATTCTAAGATGTTTATTCAGGCTTTGAGAGATGAAACATACAAGGCCGACGTGCAAATATTGGAAAGTAAAAATGACGGCGAGTTCACGAAGTTGCAGGAAATGAGCCAAACGGCTATAATTAGCGCGCATCGTTGGACTCACTCATTAACCGGATTAAGAACCGCCGGCAGCCTGGGAACAAATCAGCAAATAAGATCTGAATTTGATATTGTTTATAATACTGTCATCAGGCCGATTCAAAGATTGTTTTTAACAAAGTTTTTGAATCCGGTTATACAAGATGCCGCCGCGTTTTTTGGCTACGATTGGTCGAATATGGCGGTTGATATAGCAAAACCAATGCCGGTATCATTCGCGGGCGATTTGGATATAAAAACCGTTCTAACAATGGACGAACAACGCGCTGAGTTAGGATTCCCGCCGTTGGAAGTTCAACCGGTTGTTATGGCAAAGGTAAAAAATGATGACACCTATTTCAGAAATGAGGAGACCTATAATGACTATCCAGAGGCAGCCGTAAATAACGCAAAACGCGCGATTAAGTGGGCGAAGGAAAACGGATGGGGTGATTGCCTCGAAGCAACCGGAAAAGCACGCGCAAACCAGTTAGCAAATAAAGAAAAGATTTCGAGAGATACAATCGCACGCATGGCAAGTTTTAAACGCCACCAACAACATAAAAACGTTCCTTATAATGAAGGCTGCGGCGGTTTGATGTGGGACGCTTGGGGCGGCGATGAGGGTATAGAATGGGCAATAAGAAAGTTAAAACAAATTGACAATGCAAACACTAATTAAGCCTCAGGAGGTCGTAAATACAGGATTATACAGGGCAGCGCCGGTTAATGCACGTTTCGATATAAATTTAATCAGTCCTTATATTTTATCGACTGAGGAACGGTTTTTAATTCCTGTTTTGGGGCGCGCTTTCTACGATGATTTAGTTTTAGAACAAAATAGCGCGGTTAGTAATTATAATCCAGACGCGGGCGCATTGGTTAACAAATTTATTCCTCCTGCACCGGCACCTTACGAAACACTTTGGGTTTCTTATTTGCTTAGATACGCGGCTTATACTGTTTATTATGAGGCCTTACCCTTTATAACTTTTCAAGTTGCAAGCAAAGGTATTTTTTTAAATGATTCTGAGTTCGCTCAAAATGGCGGCGCTCAGGCTTTTAAGATTATGCAAGATAACATGATGCAAAAGATTGACAACCTTAAAGAATATTTAATTAAATTTCTTTGTCAAAATAAGGCCGATTATCCTTTATTTGATGCAAAAAAACATTGTCCTTGCGACTCAGGTTGTGACGACTGCGGTTGCGGTTCAAATACTTACCTTTGCAATTATTATTCTATTTATGGCGTTTATTGTAACACGTGCCAAAACAAACGTAATCCTTCAACCAATATAATTTTTTACAGATGACATTATTTACAATTGTTAAACAGACGACAGGAAATGTCGTAATAAAAGATTCAAGCACAAATTTAGTTTTGTTTGTGTTTGTAAATGTTAATGCTTTAGAAGTCAAAAGCGATACTGAAGTGATTGTTAAGTTTGGCTTTAATCAATGGAAAAGTTTAAATACTGAACAAGTTAATTTTACACAAATTGACCCGGCTTCCTCGATACCTTTTTCTGGCGATGCTTACGATTTGGCCGACTTGTTATCGACCTCTTTTTTTTTTGAATTAAGCGGCGGCGGAGGTTCACAGGACTTAGCAAGTGTTTTAAATGTTGGCAATACATCAGGTTCAAACGATATTGCGTTCGATTCTACTTATGGTCTTTATTTTAATAATACTTCCAGACTAAGAGAGGGAACAATTGATGCAGGTCTTGGAGGCACAAAAGGAATTGCTCAAATATGCGCCGTTGGTTACGAGTTAAAATGGGAAGCGGGGCGATTGTATGTAATGGATGGAAATGGTGTTTTTATAAGACATTCTTTGTATAATTTTAATGTTACACCAACAGTAAATGATGATGATACAAAAGGATATCAGATTGGCTCGCTTTGGACTTTAGATAACGGAGATACTTATTATTGTGCTGATTCAACAACAGGCGCAGCTATTTGGGCAGTACAATCGAATGCAGTTCCTACTTTAGACCAAGTTTTAGGATCAGGTAATACAGCTAATAATAAATCAATAATTGATTTGGATTATTTAGATTTTGAAACAACACTTGGACATTCTGTTGGTGTTGGTGAATTGGCGTGGAATAATAACGATGGAACGCTCGATTTAGGTTTGCAGGGCGGTTTAAAAAATAAACTTGGTCAGCAATTAGTAGTTAAGGCACGTAACACAAGCGGTTCTTTAATTAGTAAGGGCAGCGTAGTTAAAGTAGTTGGTGTTGCAGGCGGATTTGTTGGTATAAACTTAGCACAAGCAGACAGCGTAGCAAATAGCGATACAACTTTTGGTATTGTTGCCGAAGATATTGCAGATAGTAGCAACGGCTTTGTGGCTATAAACGGAATAATTCACGGAGTTAACACAAACGCATTTACTGAAGGTGATATTTTGTATCTTAGTCCAACAACACCGGGTGCAATTACAAATGTTAAACCTGCATCACCTAATTATATCGTTGTAATCGGATATTGCGCAAAGAAAAGCGCAGTAGATGGACACATCTTGCTACACGTTCAAAAAGATACAAGACAAGCTGTCGAAATACAAGCGGCAGCGAGTGATGAAACGACCGCACTAACAACAGGCGCGGCAAAGGTTACATTTAGAATGCCTCACGCTATGACATTAACTTCGGTTCGTGCATCGCTTACAACGGCACAAGCATCGGGTTCTATATTTACGGTTGACATAAATCAAAGCGGTAGTTCTGTACTCGGCACTAAATTGACCATTGACAATACAGAAAAAACATCTGTTACGGCCGCAACTTCTGCAACAATAACAACAAGCGCGCTAACTGACGATGCCGAAATTACAATAGATATTGATCAGGTCGGAAATGGCACGGCAACAGGTTTAAAAATTACTTTAATCGGAACAAGATGATAATAAATCCATACGTTTATGCTGGTTTAGACCCTGACGCGCTCGCGTTTTTGACTGCGACAGGAATAACTGACGCGACAATTACCGGCGCAATAAATACCTTAGTATTAGATTTAAAAGGTTTCAACCTATGGTCTAAATTTTACGCGATTTATCCTTTTGTAGGTGGTACTTCTGTGACGCACAAATACAATTTAAAAAACCCTTTAGACACAGACGCGGCGTATAGGTTAGCATTTAACGGAGGTTTTACCCATAGCAGTACAGGCTTATTAGGTAATGGCGTAAACAGTTACGCAGACACAAAATTTCCAATGAATGGATTGCCTCAGGATAATTCGCATCTATCTATTTATTGCCGTACAAATACGACCGCAAATATTATAGATTATGGCGTTCAATTTACTTCAATTTCTTATAGTAGTTTTATTTCTTGTAAGCTATCAGGAAATTTTAACAGTAGATTAAATACAAACGGATTCACAGACGGTTTAACGGCAAACGCAGATTCAAGAGGTCAGTTTATAAGTTCACGTTCAGACGCCATTAAGATAACAACCAGAAAAAATAATAATACTGCGACAAATTTCACGCAGGCGTCCACTACGGCAGGCGCAAATGTGCTACCTATTTTTTTAGGCAACTTAAATTTTAATGGCACGCCTTTGGGCGGTTATTATTCAAATAGGGAATATGCTTTTGCCACTATTGGAACGGCATTTAATACAACTGAAAGCGGCGATTTATATACCGCTATACAGACATTTCAAACCACTTTAGGAAGGCAAGTTTAATGAAACATTTTCAACAGATATTAAAAGATAGGGGATATTATTCCGGTGCGATTGACGGTATTATCGGCTCATTAACGTTGACCGGCGCAAAACGTTTTGTAAATGACGAACTATTCAAACGTGATTGGAAACAACCGCAAACAGAATTAGTCTGGCTTAGGTTAAATAAAACTTTTGATAATAAATTTAGCGATATTTGTCTACGTTTCAACAATGGAATTGTAGATCTTATTTTGCCATGTTCAACCAGACCGGGTAATTATTGGATATATAACCCAACAACGACCGGAGGCATTACAGGAACGGCCATAGCGTGCGAACAACAAGTCATAAATAGTCATACTTTTATAACTTCCGCAAATTGGAAATCACTTTGGCTCGGCGCTCCTTACTTTATGCAGACCGGCGCGGTTGGAATTTATCGAGATGGTAACAAAGATGTTAACATTGACAAAAACATAAAGACAAATGGTTTTTATGGCATAAACTTTCACAGGGGCGGCATAGGTTCAGCGGTCGATAATTGGTCGGCTGGTTGTATGGTGGTGCCAGATAATCGTTGGTTCGAGGCTATCAAAGTTTTTAAACATAATCAAATAACAAATTTTACTTTATTGGAAATATGATCTACGTTGGACTATTAACGCCGGAACAGGCAGAGGAAATAAACGGCAAGGAATACGCGCCGGATTCATTTTATAATGTCATTACAGATTTCAACGAAAATTTCGTCATAAGTACGGAAGAAATTGACAATACGACAAATCCTCTTTATCTTTGGGTCAAAAATTTACCTTTGATTGAATACATTCCTAAACAATTAGATTTTCAGTAATGGATAATAACACAATTATAGATTTAACGGCGGCCACAGGTTTGTTTCTTTTTACCGGAGCAGAAGTTGGTTTAGATTCTACACTTTTCGAAATTATATCTAAGTTTGGCGTGGTTGCGGTTTTATGGTTCTGGCTTAGAGATATGAAAATCCAAATGAAAGATCAGCTTACAACCTTTAGCACAGAAACGGAAAAACTAAGAATTGAACATCAAAGTAACTTGAAAGATATTAGCGACATTCACAAAGACTTTCGCGACCGTATGGAAAAACAAATAACGGTAAAGGATGAACAGATAAAAACCCTTCAGGACAAACTCAAAGATTGATTTTATTGACTATTTTTAGGGAATTGATAGGCAGCTTTAACCGGTTGCCTATTTTTTTTGTAAAAAAGTGAAAATATTTTTATAAAATGTTTGTAATTATCAAAAGTTGTTATATCTTTGTAACAACAAATTAAATAACAATTAAAAATTATGACAATCATGACAACATTAGACGCAATCAAATTCGCAGCACAAATCAAAGTTGGTTCAAGAATCAGAGGTGGTAAGCAAGTAATGATAGTTACTGAAATTACTCCTAAATACATCAAAGGTTATTCAGAATATGCAAAATTAAAATACAATACAGAATCTGAAATGATACTTGAGTATAGTAAATTATTAAACCACCACTACAATACAAGTTTTGAACTTTTATAAAACAAACGGGGCGCAGCATCCGAACAACTGCAAATATTAAATAACAATTAAAAATTATGACAATGAAAACAAATTATGTTTGGATTAGACGCAATCACGCACCATGTGATATCTTCGAAGAAAGTACACACAAAAGAAATGAAAGAATCAAAAATTATAATGATTGGTTTTTAGCCATTCAATTGGACGAAAACTTTTATCAGTCATTTAGTGGAAATCAGTTCTGGGTTCAAAAAATTGAGGTTAGTCCGGAGCAGGTTACAAGGCCTTACAACAATGACGAACTCGAAATGCTTTACGAACAGGAAGACGAACTTAAAAAGATTTTTTCAATACTTTAAAAAATAAAACTATGGAATACAAACAATCAGACAACGTGAGCCTCTTAATTGAGGCTCTTATCAACTTTCAAAAAGATTTACATGAGATAAGCCTAAAAAAAGACAGGAAAAACGACCATTTAAAGAACGCCTATCTCACTTTGGACAATATTCTTAACAATATCCGACCTTTACTTAGTAAAAACGGTTTAGTTATCGTACAAAGTCTTACAGGCGCTTATTTAACTACGGTTTTATATCATGTTTCAGGGCAATATTTACGAACTGAGATGCCATTTAGCGCAATGAATGGAAGTCGCGGAACGAATGATCTTCAAAATTTGGGCGGTGGTTTGACTTATGCGAAACGCTATCAAATTTGTGCGATGCTTTCAATCAGCGCGGACAACGACGACGATGCACAAACCTCTGGCCACATAACAAACGAATTACTTCGGCCGACAAAAAAGAAGGTACAAACGATTGAGGAATGCAACAAGTTAATTGAGTGGTTAAAAAAGAATCCGGATAAGCGCGAAACATTATTAAATCACTACGAAATAAGCAAAACACACCTTGAATTTATCGATAATACAATAAAAGATGAGAATTAACATAAGAATAAGCGCAACAAGTAGAGACTTTATATTCAGGATTGCCACGCCCGTAAGTGTGGCAACCCCTAATCTAATCGTAAGTGATGCAAAAGGAAATAATATCTTAGTACAGGTAACCTTAAAACAACAACTTAATCAATATTTAGAACGGTTATCAAAGGATTTTAAATGTAACAAGTCCGAAACGCTAACGGCGATAATTGAAACCTTTGCAACCTCCGGAATAAAGATTGATGAACTGTTACAGGTTACTTATTTCGCTAAGGAATTTAATCCTCCTGGCTCACTAAAATTGAAGCAGAGTTCTATTTGTGCGGCTTTGTTAATGTATCTATCAAAATTAAATTTAAACGCCTCAGAATGGCAGATTTTAAAAGATACGGCCGAAGAACTCAGAGGACAAAAACGAAAATATAACAGGAAATGAAAACAATATTTATGATTTTGAGCGGTTGTTTTCTTTATTGCACCGCTTATTTAGAATTTAACCCTAAAATTGACAAAAAATGTCAAGTTATTAAGCCACAAAAAACGGTTTTTAAGACAGTTTTACAAGATAGTGCGGTAAATACTACCAACGTGACACAAAACGCGCTAAAAACGGACAATAAAAGCAAATTTGAGGCATATATCGAAAGGTTTACAAAGGTTGCGCTAATCGAACAGGACAAATTTGGCATTCCGGCATCCATTACTCTGGCACAGGGTATAATTGAAAGCGCAGCCGGACAAAGTAAGATGGCGATTAAAGATAATAATCACTTCGGTATTAAATGTTATTCAAAATGTATCGGTTGCCGGTGTGCTAATTACGCGGATGACGACATTTATGATATGTTTAGAATCTTTGATACAGCGTGGGAATCTTACCGGGAACATTCTAAAATTTTGCTCAATGACCGTTACAAAAGTTGTTTTAAATCTAAAGATTACAAGCACTGGGCTAAGGAATTACAGCGCTGCGGATATGCAACCTCGAAACGTTACGAAAAGAATTTAATCAGTATTATTGAAACTTATAAACTTTATAAATTAGACAAATGAAATTAGGAAAATTTGATTGTTCAACAGGTTTAATAAATATCCTATATCATGACCAATTAAAAAATATTTCTGTTAGAACTTCAACTATAAAAGATATTCTTTTAATTGATAAACTACAAAAAGAAAATTCATATGCAGTTGGTTTTATACAAAAAACAATCTGGGATAAATATGTTTTTGGTGGTGAAAGAAATTTTGTTGTATTTATTTGCGAGGCTAATAATGATGCAGTTGGATATGTTTTAATTACACCCGGAAAAGGCGCTTATAAATATGCAAAGATTCAGCAAATAGCAGTAAGAAATGATGCAAGACGATTGTATTATGGAACTGCATTATTAGATGTTTGTAGACAATTTTGTGAACAATTTCATAGAGTTGGATTTACTTTAAGATGTAGACAAGATTTAGAAAGTAATAATTTTTGGAAATCATTAGGCTTTGAAAATTATGCAGTTTGGGAAAAAGGTAAAATAAATCATGTAGGTTTTAAAGCAAGCGATGATATAAATTTGTGGAAAATAGATTTAAATAAAAATATAATAACTTTATTTGATGATATAGACCATTCTGATGTTAAATTATATGATAATTCACTTTGGGAAAAAATTTAAATTAGACAAATGAAAAATTTAATCTATCTTTTGTTAGTTGTTTTCTGTATGAGTTGCGCTCCGGTGCCAATCATGAAGACAAAGAGTTACGGATCTAACTGCGAGACCACTCAGTGCGGAGGCATGACAAAAAGTAAAACGAGATGCAAAAATAAGACTACTAATTGTAGTGGGAGATGTTATCAGCATTAGGGACAAATTGTCCCCATGTAACCCTGTGGCGTAAGTGGGAATGAATACCACAATTGGCAACGCATCAGAGTGATAGCATCACTTAAAATCTGATAGATACAGGTTCGAATCCTGTCAGGGTTATTTTTAAACATTTAAAAATTAAATTATGACGGCAGTAGAAATATTTTTTAATGATTTAGTTAATCTTGGATTTATTGAATATAAAGATGATTCTTTAGTTCAAAACATTTTTAATGCAGCCTTAGAACTTGAAAAGAAACAGATAATAGATGCTCACGGCTTGATTGCTAAACTTCAAGAAGATGGAAGTCACAAACTAATTTCGGGAGAAACCTATTACGATGAAACCTACAAAAACAAAACAAAATGACGGCAGTAGAATTTATAATTAAAGAATTATCAAAATCAAAATACTTTCAAAGGATATTGAATGAAATCAATGAAAATTCAACAATTGAAAGAGATGTTTTGAAGGAAGCCAAACAATTAGAAAAGTCAAACATGATAAATTTTTTTAGTTACGGTTGCATGACTCAAAGTAACAATCTTACATCAGAGGAGATTTTAGAACAATTTAGAAACTATTACGATAAACAATTTAACAATGCCTGACCTCACACTTTGCACAAATTCAGACTGCCAGTTTACCGATTTTTGTTTTCGGTACAAGGCAAAACCGAGCGAACATGTACAAAGTTATTGCAGGTTTGAACCACAACATGACCATTGCGAATTTTTTATACAGGTTATAGACGAACCTAAACAAACAGATTATTTAACTAAAGCATCAGAATTATTATGACACCGAAAGAAAAAAAAGAACAGTTAATTGCAGAGTATAAAAATATCTTGCAAAATGAAGACACCGAGTGCGGAAATGAGATTCTTTGCACGCTTATCGCGATACGTTGCGCTCAGTTGACAGTCAGGCACGTTCTGGCATCTAATCCTCATAGTAACCCATTTAACACACAACAACAAACAACCTTTGACTGGTGGTTTGAAGTGTATAACGAACTAAATAAAGATTTATGAAACAAAACATTATCAACTGGGCGAAGGAACGCAACCTTATCACGAAGGACAACCAGAACAAACAATTTTTAAAGTTGATCGAGGAGACCGGCGAACTCGCTTCAGCTATGGCAAAGAATGATATTATCAAAATCATTGATAGCATAGGCGATATTCAGGTTGTTTTGATTATTTTGGCCAAACAGTACGACCTTGATGTCGACCATTGTTTGGAGGCAGCGTGGCATGAGATTAAAGACCGAAAAGGTAAAACAGTAAACGGAATATTTATTAAAGAATAAAAGTTAAAAAAAAACTTTAAATATTCTTTTTTATTAAAAGTTATTGTAATTTTGTAACAACAAATCAAATTTATAACATCTAATTATTATTTTTATGACAGAGTACTTAGAATTTTTAAAGAAAAAACAAAAAACTCAGGAATTATCTGGTTTTGATGTTAATGAAAATCAATTGAACACTAATTTGTTTAATTTCCAAAAACACATTGTAAAAAAAGCGTTAAAAGTTGGTAAATATGCAATATTTGCTGATTGTGGATTAGGTAAAACTTTAATGCAACTTGAATGGGCAAATCAAGTTTCTAAATTTACTCAAAAGCCTGTTTTAATATTAGCGCCTTTGGCAGTTTCAGGGCAAACAATTAAAGAGGGTTCTAAATTTGGAATTGAAGTTGTTAAATATACTGGATTAAATAATCCAATTCAAATTAGCAATTATGAACAACTTGAAAATATAAACTGTGAATTATTTTCAGGAATAGTTTTAGATGAAAGTAGTATTTTAAAAAATTTTACTGGCGTTTATAAACGTTTAATAATAGATAAATTTTATAATACTAATTATAAATTAGCCTGTACTGCCACTCCTGCGCCTAATGATCTTAATGAAATAGGGAATCACTCAGAATTTTTAAGCGTAATGGATGCAAATGACATGAGAATGAGATGGTTTGTAAGAGATGAAGGAATGAACAATTATAGATTAAAAGGTCATGCTGAAAGTGATTTTTATTCATGGATAGCATCTTGGGCAAGTGTTTTGAGAAGTCCTAATGATATAGGTTTTAAAGCTAATGGTTATGATTTACCGTCTTTGAATTACTTTGAAAAAATGATTGAAACTAATAAAAAAGATAACGGTAAATTATTCAATGATACTTCAGTAAATGCAACTGAATTTAATAAAGAATTAAGGCTAACTTTAATACCAAGATTAGAATCAGTAGCTGAAATAGTTAATAAATCAACTGAAAATTTTATTATTTGGGTTAATCAAAATGAAGAAGAGGAAAAACTATTGTCTTTGATTCCAGATGCAAAAGCGGTTAGAGGTAGTGAAAATCCTGATGCAAAAGAAAAAAAGTTAATAGGTTTTGGGAATAATGAATTTAGAGTTTTAATCACAAAAAAGAAAATAGCTCAATTTGGTTTAAATTACCAAAATTGCAGGAATCAAATATTTGCAGCTTTAGATTTTAGCTTTGAAGGTTTATATCAAGCAATTAGAAGGAGTTATAGGTTTGGCCAAAAGAATGAAGTTAATATTTATCTGATTACAACAGATACAATGACAAATGTAATTGAAACAATAAATTATAAACAATCACAATTTAATAGAATGATGGAAGAGATAACAAAACAAGTCAATGCAAAAGAATATAGTTTAGCTTTTGATTATAATAGAACTGAAGTTAAAACAGATAGATATCATATTATAAATGGAGATAGTTGCGATTTAATTAAAGAGGTCCCGGATAACTCAATTGATTTATCAGTTTTTAGTCCTCCATTCAGTACTTTGTTTACTTATTCTGATAATATTAGAGATATGGGTAATTGCGTTTCAGATGAAGAGTTTTTTGAGCAGCAAGATTATTTATTAAAAGAGTTATATAGAATCATTAAACCCGGACGGTTAGTTTGTGTTCACACAAAAGACCTTGCAAGATATAAAAACAGTTCAGGTTTTAGTGGTATGTGGGATTTTACTGGAGAATATCATAGGGCAATGGAAAAAGCAGGATTTAAATATCATTCAAAAGTTACTATTTGGATTGATCCAGTACTTGAGATGCAACGTACAAAAACACAAAGATTACTTTATAAACAAGTAACTTCTGATTCAAGTTATACAGGAATAGGAATGCCAGAATATATTACTATATTTAGAAAGTGGGAAGGAGATGAAAAGGAATGGACACCTATTACAAATAAGACAAAAGAAAATTTTGATCTTAACACTTGGCAAAAGTGGGCAAGTCCAGTATGGTCAGATATTAAACGTACTAATGTGTTAAATAACTATCAAGGCGCTAAGGGAGAAAAAGATGAAAAGCATATTTGCCCACTTCAATTGGATATTATTGAACGCTGCATAGCTTTATGGAGCAATAAAGGCGAAACTATATTTACTCCATTTTTAGGAATAGGTAGTGAAGTTTATCAGGCTTTAAAGATGGAACGTAAAGGAATAGGTTTTGAATTAAAAGAGTCTTATTTTGAGATGGCTAAAAAGAACCTTAAAGATATTTTGATGCAGAAAAACCAAACATCTTTATTTTAATGAAAGTAATTTACAATGTCAGCAAAACCAATTATAGCATCGTTGCGAAGTTGTATGGAAGCGTTACTATCGACAAGGTTGTTTATATTTACCTACACCAACACGATGCTTTAATCCGGCGCGACTTATACTCGGCTTATAAAAATTCAAAAAGTTTTGAAGATTTTTTGTTGTTAGTTGCTGATAAATAGAATATTATTACTATATTTGTGCATGGAATAATTTTCACGATTTGTTTTTAGTGTAGTGGCTAAAGGTAAATCGAATAAATACTAACATAAACATTTTACCCGTATCAATTCAAAGGAGCCCACTACCTCCGGCGAATTGTTATGGGTTTTTTAATTTTATAGAGTTATGGAATTAAAGTATGGAATTTTTAGGATTGCAGAAATTGGTAAAGGTTACTATAATCATTCAGTTGATAAATTAGAATTTTTAGAAAATAGACAACTTTGGAATAACGAAATTGATGCAATTGATTTTATACCTGACGAACCTGGTAAATATGTGGTTTTACCTATTTTTATAAGAGAAAAAAAAAAGGTAGATAATTTTGATGAAACTTTAGACAAGTTTATAAATGCTTTAAAAAAAATATAGATTATGGAATATATTTTTGATGTTGAATTAGCCAAAAGGTATGGAGTTGACGAAGCTATAATGATTAAATCTTTTCAATATTGGATCAGGTTAAACAAAGCTAACAATTCTAATTATTACGATGGCCATTATTGGACATATAATACAATTAAAGCACTATCTGAGTTATTTCCTTTCTGGAGTGAAAAACAGGTAAGGGCAATACTTCAAAACCTTTTAAACCTCAAAATCTTAATTAAGGGCAATTATAACAAATTAGGTTTTGATAGAACTATCTGGTATGCTTTTGATAATGAGAGTCAATTTTTGCAAATGCCTAAAAAGGAAAATGCAAGTAACCAAACGGTAAAATCCATTTGCCCAAATGGTAAAATGGAAATGCCCAAACAGGAAAATGGATATGCCCAAACGGTCAATACAATACCAATTACTAACTCAATTACTAACTCAAATACTAACACAATTAAAAAAGAAAGTAAAAAGAATTTTACTTTAGTTTTTCCTCCGGAATTTTCCCCTAATTTAATTCAGAAAATAAATGACTTTTTTGAATACAGGAAGGAGATTAAAAAACCATTCAAATCCGATAAAAGTATTAACATAAGAATTAAACAATTTTCAGATGAACTGGCTCAATTTGGCGAAGAGGTTGTAATTGCAAGTATTGATAACTCAATCGCGAACGGTTGGCAAGGAACATTCATAAATAAAGAATTATTAAACAAATTTTCAAATAACAAACAAATTTTAAAAGATGGCAACGGAAATTACGCAGATACACAAGCAGGTCGGGAACTCTTTATTACTGACATTAGAGAAGGCGTCAAAAGGAGACTCGAAGCACGCCGCAACGGTCAAACAGATAATTTTGGGTTTTGAAAATCCAATCCGGACAACAGATGAACAGTTTGTAGTCGATACCCTCACATTTGTTTTACCACTATGCGCAGAACTTTACTGCGGAGTTAAGAAAACAGAATTTAACTATGCGACACTTGAAGAATGTTCATTATTTATCTACGATCATTTTTATAATCTCGGCGTGAACGAAATTAAACAGGCCTTTGAACTATGCGCAGCAAACAAAATAGAAAACGTAAACATGACCGCATACTATGGTAAGTTTACGGTCGCAATTTTGGGCGATATCCTGACCGCTTACACAAAGTACAGGAATAATGAATATCTAAAAATAAAAGATTTGCATCAAAAAAACCTACGCGGCGAAACATTCGTCAACGAGGTAGACCATAAAAATTTTATCGCACGTCAGGAAGTAATCGCCGAATTTAAGGCCGAACTTGAAAAGAAAAAAAACGGTAAACCTCTTAAGTATAACAGTCACGAAGAAATCCGAATCCATTGGCCAAAAATTTTAATCGACAACGGCATTATACAACTTGATGAAGAAACAAAAAAAAGAATCTGGTCAGAGGCTCAGCACTTAGTTAAACGCGAACATCAGAAAAAGGCCGCAGACTTTACTAATATGATGGAGGCTAAACACAACCGCGCACTACTAAAAAGTTTTGAAGGAGCGGGTAATGAAACGTTTCAGGCCAAATGTGATGCCATGTATTCTAAATTATTTGTTTGGGAATTCTTAAAACCTTAAATCATGAAAATATTAAACCTTTACGCCTGTTTAGGCGGCAACCGATACAAATGGAACGAAGTCAAAAATGATATTCAAGTTACGGCAGTAGAATTAGACCCTGAACTTGCAAGGCTTTACAAAGAGCGTTTTCCAAATGATACGGTAATAATAGCTGATGCTCACGAATATTTACTTAAAAACTATATGAATTTTGATTTCATATGGACTTCACCGCCTTGCCCTTCACATTCAAGAGTAAGATTTAGCCAAAAAAATAGAAAAAATTGCGATGCAGTTTATCCAGATTTAAAACTTTACGAAGAAGTTGTTTTATTGAATAATTACTTTGATGGAAAATATGTCGTTGAAAATGTAATTCCATTTTACGAACCATTAATACCTGCAAAAAAACGAGGTAGGCATTTATATTGGACAAACTTTAATTTACCAAATAATATTGGTGAACGAAGCGAAGGAAATGGAATAATTAGCAAGGCAAAAAATGAAGTTGATGTATTATGTGAATTTCATGATTATGATTTTTATAAATATAAAGGAGAACAAAGGAGAGATAAGATTGCAAGAAACTTAGTAGATTATGAAGCAGGTAAAACAATCTTTGCAACAGCTTTAGGGATATTAGAAAACAAAAATCATAAACAATCAACACTTTTTTAAATCATGTTAAAATTTTTTAGACCTCGCAATAATTCAAAAGAACCTTTAATTGTAAAAGGTTGCGAATATTACAAATACCACACAGGCCTAAACGGTAATGTGGCCTATTATTCAAAAGCAAAATTTGGATATAGAGAAATTGTAATCGAAATAATAAAACTGCCAGATCTTAGATGGGTTTTTCATGTAGAATGCCATGATAAAATGGTACTCGATAGCCGTTTAGGAAATTGTTTCTATGATAGCGCAGAAAAGGCACACTCAGCAATGTTAAACGCTTTATCAGACAAATTCAATCCGCAAGTAATATGACACTAATCTATAAAATCGCGCTCGTTCTATTCCTACAACCGCAAAACCAAACGGAATACATAACAAAGTATTATCCGGTGGCCAAACTTTGCGAGGTTATCTATGGCGTGCCTACAAGCGTACAATTGGCGCAGGCGCTTGCAGAATCCGGCGGCGGTGTATCTTATATCGGTAAACATAGCAATAACCATTTCGGCATTAAATACTATCCAGAGGCTTTTCGCGGCGATTGTTTTACAGACCGATCCGGTGGGGAATGGCGCAAATATAACTCAGTTGCTGAAGGCTATTTTGACCATGCGGAATTTCTAACCTTCCACTATAAACACGCGACCGGAAAAGATTATAAATATTGGCAGATGCTCAGAGGATACGGCGCCGGTAATTACTGGCATCATATCGGCAAAATCATTGAACACTATAAACTCAATAAACTTGATCTACATAGGAATTGATCCAGCATTCAGGAAGAACGGTTTTTGTGCCTGTATTATAGAAAATCAAACCGTTGATTTTATTGTTTTTCGTGACTTTATGCACTTTTTAGATTGGATCTGGACTGCTCCGGTTGGTATTTATACGGTCGAAAACAGTTATCTTCAAGATCTAACTTTTGACATGAAAGGAAGCAAGCCGGAAATTGCCAAAAAAAGCCGGCATGTTGGAATGAATCAGGCAATATCGGAAGCTACATTCAGAATATTACAAAAAATGTTTGCAGATCACGTTTTTGAGGTAAGTCCGAAACTCAAAGGGCAAAAGTGGAACGATGCTCAGTTAAAATTATATTCAAAACACTTTAATCACACCGTTTTTTTGAACTATAAAGGCCTAATTTCAGAACAGGATAAGCGAGATGCGTACAAATTAGCCCTGTTTTCTATTGATTTTGAAAAAAAATTAAAAAAATAATAAAAAAAAATCAAAAAAACTTTGCAAATAATAAAAGTTGTTATAACTTTGTAACAACAAATAAGGAAAACAATTTATAACAAACAAATTTTTAAGATTATGACAACTGCAAATCAAATTTTCGCTCAATTAGGTGGTAACAAATTTTTAGCAATGACAGGCGCTCACACTTTAATTAGTCATGGTAACGCTTTATCAATGAAACTCAGAACAAACAAAAGCAAAGCAAATTATTTGATTATTACTCTTAATGGTTTAGACCTTTACAATGTAGAATTTTTAAAAGTTAATTACTCAAAAGATACAACTACTGAAGTTAAAATATTTGAGAATGTTTATAATGACCAACTGCAAAATATTTTTACTGAAATAACAGGAATGTACACTAAGTTATAAAATAAAAAGGTTGCCGGATCCTAAAAACCGGTATTTTTTAACTCTTAAATAATTGAACCATGATTGAAACAACAATAAGATTCCGTAACTACTCAATACAAGTAGTGGCAGAACATCACGAAGGTTATTCCGCAACACTCGAGGAACCTGGACTGGATGAACAATTTGATATAATATCTTTAGTAATCAAAGAAACGGAATATGAGCCAGAAGAACTCGCAGAACTTCTGGAAATGACCGAAAAAGAATTAGACGATTTTTTATTTTTAAGACTTAAACAACAAATTGAATATGACAAACACAACAATTTTTGAGATTGGTAACGAATACCAAAACATTATAAGCCTTATTGAGCAAAATAACGGCGAAATAAGCGATGATTTACATGAAGCCTATATCAATAGTCGCGACGAACTAAATAACAAGGCTAAGGCCTATATTTACGTTATCCGGAATAAAGAAAACCTCATCTCAAATATTGACGCAGAGATTGATAGGCTCAAAGAGATGAAAAAACGTACTGAAAACGAAATTCACCGGATTAAAAACTTCCTCAGTATGGCAGTCGATACTTTCGGGAACTTTGAAACAGGCCTACACAAAATAAGTAATCGAATATCGAAAAGCGTGGAGGTTACAGATTATAACCAACTGCCAAAAGAATATTTGAAAGAGAAAATCGAAATAAGCGCGGACAAAACCGCAATCAAAAAAGCGATCGAATCCGGTGTCAATATTTCAGGCGCTTTATTAGTAACAAAATCAAACCTACAAATTAAATGATTGACAACAAAAGCGCGGCCGATTTTTATCTACTCATTACCTGTCTAAATGCTGCCTGTTACGCCATTACTGAGATGGAGCCGGATAAGATGAAAGGCAACGACAAAGTTTCATTTAAAAACCTTAGATGTAACCTACTCAATTTTCTTAAAGGTCTGGAACGCCGGACAACAAAAGAAAAATTTGATGAACTAAAACAGTATAATTTCGATAACGTAGTTTTAATGACAGAACTAATGGCAACCATGAGTTTATTACCTCCGGGTCAAGTGGATTGGTTTTTAGGCGAGGTTAACAAACTAACTTTTGCCGCAGTAAATAGGGCGCTATCTGAAAAATAATTATATTTGTACTGTTTACAGGTTTAGTAATTGGCATTCAAAGAGGTTGGTAAAAAAGATACTGACCTCTTTTTTTTATACACAAAAAAAACCCTTCCTAATTACTCAGGAAAGGCTAACAAATTAAAATATATAACAACAAATTTTATGATACAACAAATGTAATCAATTTACTTGAAAATGTCAATTAACCTTATTATATTTGTTTAAAATAGTTACATGAAACAAACAACTTTAATGATAGTCGCGGCCGGATTGATACTTTTTACCTTTGCGATAATCTATATTGTCCGCTACCAGACATCAGCCGTTCATCAGATCTTCAAACACCATCGAGAACAACTCGAAAACGAAATTCAGGCCATTAAGTTGGAACGCGAACGACTGAGGAAATCAATTGATAGCCTCGAATACAGAATAAACCTCGAACAGGAAAACTTAATAATTGACATCGACAATTTCCTCAAAAATCATGGCAAAAGATAGTTTAATTTTCATGCTACTTTTGTTCTGTTTTCGAACAATGGCCCAGTCAGAATTACCGGAATGTTTGAATTTATTACAAAGGTCCCGGACAATAATATTGCAACAAGATACCTTGATTAAACTACTCAAAGACGATGCAAGGCTGATCACTTCCGAAAATATTGTACTTAGAAAACAGTTCGACAATTCAGAAATAACAATGCGCTACCTAAACATAGAACTCAAAAAAGAGAAAACACAAAAAAAGGTCTGGCAGATGATCGGAATCTCAGCATTGACCGGATTATTAACAACCTCAATAATTTTAATTACAAAACCATAAATATCATGTACAAATTTAAAGGCACAATCAAAGAGGTTAAGGACACTCAAATATTCGAAACAAAGTCTTTCAAAAAACGTGAATTTATCCTTACTGAATCAGAATCAAAATATCCGCAGACAATCAAATTTGAACTCTTTAAAGATAACTGTAACCTAATCGAGGGATACAAAACCGGAGAGGAAGTGGAAGTAAAATTTAATATCAAAGGGCGCGAATATAACGGCAACTATTATATCACTCTGGAGGCTTATTCAGTCATAGGCACTAAGATACAAGCCGCAAAATCTATGTTAGTAACAGAATCGCAACCAGAGGAAGGATTTCCATTTTAAACAGGGAAAAATCAGGGAATATGAAAGGCGTACCTCCAGAACATAGTAAATTTAAAAAAGGGCAGTCAGGCAACCCCAATGGCCGACCTAAAGACGAACTTCGGGAAATAAAAACCGTAATCGCTGACTTACTCAAACAACAAAAGAACAATCAGCAACTTGTTGACGGCTTAATGACAGTCGTAGTAAACAAGGCACTCAAAGGCGATCTAAAGGCCGTTGATATGCTTTTGTCGTACTGCTATGGTAAACCAACACAACGCACCGAAATAACAGGCGCAGATGGCGAAAAAATAGATTTTAAAGTGGAAGTATTGCAAGGCGAAAAAACACTACCATACAAACCGGAATGAAAACAAGCTGCCTTTATTTGTGGAATAAATACCCGGACAAATATTATCCAAAATTAGATAATAAAAAAAAGGTTACAATCGTAAATCAGGGCGGCACTTCCTCCGGTAAGACTTATTCTATATTACAGGTTTTGTTTACTATCGCAATCGAGAACCCTAAATTTGTTATTACTATTGTAGGTCAGGATATACCGAATCTAAAACGTGGTGCGATAAGAGACGCTCAAAATATTGTATCGGAAAATTTAAGCGTTTCAAGTCAGGTTTTAAAGTGGAATAATAGCGATAAGATTTATACGTTCCGCAACGGCTCAATTATCGAGTTTACAAGCTATGAAAGCAGTCAGGATGCAAAGAACGGTAAAAGACACGTTCTATTTGTGAACGAGGCAAACGGTATAGATTACAATGTTTTTTCTGAATTAGACTTGCGTACAAGTTATCGTACATTTATAGACTACAATCCAAACGCTGAATTTTGGGTACATGAAAAAGTGATACCACTTCCAAACGTGGCCTATTTTATCAGTAACTTTGAACACAATCCGTTTTTAAGTGAAAATATTATTCAAGGTATATTAAGACTCAAAAATATTGATTCGCAACTGTGGCGCGTGTACGGATTAGGACAGACCGGAAAAATACAAGGCTTAGTATTTAACTATCGAACAACGGACAGAATGCCGGAACAACTAAATAAACTTGCTTACGGTATGGACTTCGGGTTCACGAATGACCCAACAACACTCGTAAAATGTGGCCTATCTGACGGCGTTCTATATGGCGAAGAATTGATTTATCAAACAGGACTAACAAACCGCGATATAAACAAACTATTGATTGAGGCCGGCGTAACTAAACATGATTTAATCTTTGCTGATAGCGCAGACCCGAAAAGCATTCAGGAACTTAAACTTTACGGTTGGAATATTAAAGGCGCGGACAAAGGCGCGGACAGTATAAACTATTCAATCGATATTTTACGAAGCTACGGCGATATAAACCTCACGCGTAATTCTTACAATTGGATTAAAGAGGCAAATAGTTACAAATGGAAGGAGGAACGATCCGGGACCAAAATAAACAAGCCGATTGACGCGTTCAATCATTGTTGGGATGCGTGCCGGTATTACGCGCTCGGAATGTTAGCAGCAAATAAAGGAAAAGGCATTTTATCATTCACAACTAAATAATTATTAAAATGACAAACGAAGAGTTAAAAACACTAACTGAAATTATCGTACTCAGCGCGAAATATCCTTCCGACTTTGGACTGCGCGCACTATCTCAACAGGTTCAGAGATACCTACAAAATAATAAAGGTTCTGGAAATAGATTCCAACCTCAAAAAAATACTGGCGGCGGAATTTTAAAGCCGGAAGAAAAATCAATATCTGAAATCATCACCGAAAAGCGCGTGACATTGATGGAGGCAAAAGAGATACGCGAGGAACTACTCGCAAACGAACCAGAACAGGAAGCAAAACCAAAGCGTTTTAAAAAGTCTAACAAATACAAAGCGGACGAAGATGCTCAAAATTAGTACAGAATCAGGCATTGAAATAAACATACCAAGCGAGTTAAAAGAAATAACACTAAAGCGTTACATTGACTTCCTTCAGTTTGTCGAACCAACAAAGCCGGAATGCTTAAAAAAGATTGACAAGGCCGAAACGGAAGAGGAACGCGAAACCGCTATTTCAGAAATTGACGAACTGACTATTTCAAAACAGGTGCATCCGTATTTTATCCGGTGCATCTGTTACTGGTCGGGAAATAATGAAAGCGATTTGCAAGATTTGGAGGTTGGATCGTTAGTTTGGTTATTTCAATACATCACTAAGTTATTAAACAACCTTCCGGAGCCTGAATATAGCAACGTGATTGAGGTTAACGGCGAATTTTGGTATTTGCCGGAGCGTTACATGGAAAACAGTACGGTTATTGAATACGCAGAGTCAGCACAATTCCAACAAAACATGAAAGACCTTGCAGGCGGCGATTGGGTATCAATGGCTAAAATACTTTGCGTTCTATGTAGGAAAAAAGATGAAAAATATCATAGTTCATTATTGAAACGCGAAAAGATGTTTTTAGATTGGAACTTATATGATGTTTGGCGCGTGGGTTTTTTTTTGTTGAAACGCAACGAACTATTGCATCTAAGTTTTCAAGCCTATATAAACGCTCAAGCTTTATCGAAATTAAGGCGGGAATTGAGCAATTAACATCTAAATACGGTTGGTATCTTACTTTAAAACGTTTGGCCGAAAGTGGTATATTTAACAGGCCAGACATGACACCAATGGAATCAGCAGAGGCCGCGCCACTTTATGATGCTTTTGTTTATTTGTCCGCAGTTGAGGCCGAACATGAATATCAAAATAAATATAATGATGAACAAAGTAAAAAGAAAAAAAAATAATTACTTTTGTTTGATAATTAAAAAATATTTATATGAAATTAGTTCAAATATCGAACCTGTTTAACCAGATATGTCAGGGCATAAACGCGCAGACTGCCGGCCGAATAGGTTTTTATCATTATGGTTATTATTCAGACATAAACATCAATATCCAGAATAATTGGACAGGCACAAATACCGTCGGGGTTTTATATCCGTCGGTTTTGTTTTTATATCCAACTGCTCAGGTCGAAATAAAGGAAAAATCAGTCAAAGGTACTTTAAATTGCAGCCTTATCTTTTCAGATCTACAATATTACAACAACGACGCAACAACGAACCAACGTTCTATTATCGAGGTGCAAAGTGATTTGGAAGATTTGGCCGTTAACGTACTGAGCGAATTTAACCGCGTAGGCCGGACACCTAATTATCAATGCGGTATCAATGGCGCGATTGACATAGAATATTTAAGCGATGCACACAATAACAGTTTAGTGTTGTTAGAAACAAGATTCACTCTTTACTATATCTGGGATTGTCCGACCGATGTAGTTAATATTGCAGGGTTGCCAGCTCCGTTTGACGATATTCCACCACCTACAACTGACTACGAACTTCAATGATAGAAACATTCCAAAGTTTAGGCGATGAAGTCGGAAAAGTCATTGTAATGGCCGTTAAAAAGGCTTTTATCATGCAAGGCCATAAGATGACAGGCGCGTTAAATGATAGCATAGAATACAAAGTTAATGCGACTATGGATAGCGTTATGCTGGAATTTTTGATGCTCGATTACGGAATGATTCAAAACTTTGGAATAGCGCCTGAAAAGATTCCATTTAATCCGGGCAGCGGCGCAAAAAAATCAAATTATATCGATGGTTTGAAAAAGTTTGCTAAATTAAAGTTAGGAAAAAACGATAAGGAAGCCGAGCGCGTAGCTTTTGCCATTGCATACAAACAAAAAAAAGACGGAATGCCTACAAATGGCAGTAAACGAATGGGTAAAAAGACCGGAGCGGTACTGGATGCGCTCAAAGATTCTGAAGACGAAGTACAAAAACTAATAAATAAGGCTTTTGAAGAACTTTTAATAGGTAAATTTTACGATGTTATAACCGAAGTGAACAAAAAAGATTCTGATAATATTAAATTTTATATAAAATGACATTAGAACAGGCACAGGCAAGCGCAGCCGCGAACAACGAAATAATAGGGGAATATTTAGAAACAATTATTTATTACGTTTTTGAATATTGGAATTTAAAATTTGAGAAACAATGGAATATTGTTCTAATTCCGGCAGTTTATAAAAACAATTTTACTGCAGCGGACAATTCGCAGGCTTTAGCATTCGCGAGGGTATCGAGAAGGACAAATATTTTGCCTTATACAACGGCCGAAAGTTGGGTTGCAAATTTTAACGCTGAGGTAAACAATGATCCTGAATTGAAAAACTATTTAAATTCTTAATAATGGCAGTATTTTACACGCCTCCATACTTGCCTAATAGCATGTATCGGCCTAACTATTATGTGACATCTCAGCCGAGCGCGAATCCCCTTGTTTTGGCGAAGGCTTTTGTTTTTGTAGATGGTGTTTTCGTAACTGAATTATACAAACCGCCGGCATATACCGTAGGAGTAGCACCGATAAACTATTATTTCGAGTTCGATGTCGCAAAGGTATTGCAAACACTCAGCGCACCAAACCCAACAGATATATCGAGGCCGTTCCCAAAGTTTTTAAATGCGGCTTATGATGTTTTGTGTACGGATTGCCATACTGATACGGCGTTATTGGTTTATTATTCTTACCGAGATCCAATAACAAACGATTTGGTACCTCTTATGAGTGGTTCATCGCCGGTAGTCGATGTTATACCTATTGGTAATTATTCTGTAATAGGTTGCAGGCAAACATTAGATTTTGTCGGCATGGATAGTTACGCAATTGATTATCCGACCGTCGGAGGCGTTTATGACCGTTATTTCTTAACAAATTTACCCTATGTTTACCCAACTGCGGCGACTACAACAACAAACCCGATTCCTATTTGCCGTACGGATAACCTAAACATGACTTATATTCCTACATCAGGAACAAACGCGATAAGAGTGATTATTTATGATAATAATCAGGTAGTACAAGGAACTGCAGGGTTTATATCAGTTGTTCCAAATTTGACATTCACGCCGCGTAGTATTGGTGTAGGTATTCCACAATTGGCAGTAACTACATTTACGCCTCCTTCATTTCCGATAGGCCTTCCGGGCATTCCAAACGGTTGGTATTATAGTATTCAAGCCGGAAATTTTACCGCTCCTTCAACTTTCATTTTACAATCTGTTAAATATATGTTTCAGATTGTCGATTGTTGTGCAAATAAAATACGTTTACATTGGCTCAATAGGTTGGGAGGCGTAGATGCTTACACGTTCACAAACAAAAAGACTGTCTTTGAAGGTACAAAAAGCGATCAGGCACAAAAACCTCAATCGTTCAACTATTCCAACACTCCACCAACGACTACATACGACAAAGGGCGGTTCAAAATTCAGCAAATAGTAAATAAATCTTACGAAGTTGAAAGCACTTTTTACGATGCCTTTTGGGGGCAATGGATAGCAGAATTATTGAGCAGTCCAGAGGTCTACATGGAAACATCAACCGGATTAGTGGCCGTAGTGATTGAGGATTCGCAGATTAAAATCGAGGAAACGAACGAACTTGTTAACGTGACTTTGACTATTGTAGAGGCTAACGAAATAAGCGTACAACAAAACTAAGATGCAAAATATAAAAGTTCTAATTGACAATAAACAGGTAGATCTTCCGACAGATTCTTTTATCCTAAACATGACCTATTCATTAAAGGATAAAAACGGAATTGCTATCAATACCGGTTCGCGCTCAGAATATAGTTTTGAATTTCCGGCGACAAATAACAATAATTTGATATTTAGCAGGTTTTGGGATATAGCAGAAAATACGGCAAACAAACAAGTTTTTCTTGATGCCTATATCGAGGTTAATGGCATGGCGTTTTTTCAGGGCAAATGTCAACTTACCGGCGTAGACATCAGGCCAGATTTATATTATTGGCAAGGCAAAACTTATAAAGTAGCGTTTTACGGAAATAATGTCGATTGGACTGTTCAAGTAGGAAATAAATTTTTGTATGAGTACAATTATGGAACGCACGTTTATGATTCATCAAATATTATATCAGGCATTTATGTAAATAATTATTTCGGTAATAATTATAAATATATTTTAATTAAGTGGAAGGACTGGTTAGTCGCAAATGAAGTCAGCGTTTTTGAATTTACGCCTGCATTATTTATTAAAACAATTGTAGATAAAATTTTTGCAGATATAAATTACACAGTCGTAAGCAATTTTTTTAATTCGAATTGGTTTGCAAAGTTAGTGATGCCCGTTCCATTACAAGATAAAATATATGACCCTCAATATGGTTTAGATTATTTAAATGTTAATACATTTGATAATGGAAATGCAAACGTTGCAGGTTTTTATATTTTAGCAAATCAAGATTATACCCCACCGTTAGCAGTTCCTAACCCTTATGATAATTTAACAGGAATTTATACTGTACCAGTAACAGGTTATTATTTAATAGAGGGTATTGGTACGATATCAAACATAACTACAACAGCATCATTAGCTTTTGGGTTTAGCATTAACGGAAACCCGCCGTTAAATATATTTGGACAAAGCAATTTAACGCCTCCGCAACCTTTTACAGCAGATACGACAGTAACAGGAGAAGAAATAAATTTATTAACGGCAGGCGATACGATTCAATTTACTTTATTAAGTACTGTAACAGGCGGCGGTACATTTAATAGAGAAGTAAGAATGAATATAACAGGTGAGGCAATAGTTCAAAGTGGTTTAACAATAGATTTTCGTTATTTTATAAATAAAACGTGGAACTCTTTAGACTTTATAAAAGGTTTGGCTCACGCGTTTAATCTTACCTTCCAGACAGATGTAAACAATCAAACCGTAACAATTGAACCGGCAGATACTTATCTTTATCAAAGTAGTTTTCCGACCGTTACAAATTTACAAGGCGGTTTTTATACCACACAAACAATAGACAAAACTCAGAATGTAGACCTTGATAAAGAGGGCGAAATATTCAGCGTGTCCGAAAT